CCCGGAAACCTATAAGCCGCAGCTGGCTGAAGGCAGCGGGCGGACGCAGACCGTGCGCATGATTTTAATCGTGAACAGCACAACGGCCGTCACGCTGAAAATTGATCCATCAGTCGTGCTGGCAACGCGCAAGTATGTTGATGACGCCGTGATCGAAGTGAAGGCATACGCTGACAGCGTAATGAAAAAGCATACTGATGCTGACAACCCGCACGGCCAATACCTGCAGATCGCAAATGCCCTGGCTGAAATCAAAGACGCCGGGCTGATTGCAGACGTTCTCAAAAACCTCGGTTTAACAGAAAAATTCTCAGGGCGTATTATTGGCCGCCAGATTTTTACCACGCCGGGAGCAATCAACTACAAGCCTACGCCCGGAACGAAACGCATCAGGATTATCCTGACCGGCGGCGGCGGCAGAGGTTATGGCTATCTTGGATGGGGCAGCGGCTTCACAAGCCGTGGCGCAGGCGGTGGCGCAGGCGGAACAGTCATCGCATGGCTGAACGTGGACGACACCAAAACTTACCCCGGCGTGGTAGGCCGTGGCAGCGATGAAACCCTGTCAGCAACTAGCAGCACATTCAACGGCCTGCTGACGGCGGGCAACGGCGTTAATACTTCATCAGGTGATGCGGGCGGCGCGGGCGGAACGGCAGTCGGCGGCGATTTGAATATTCCGGGTGGCGACGGCAGCGATGCGCCCGGCATTATCTCGACGACCACAAACCCTTATCGGGGCGGTTCTGGTGATGGCGGTGTAAGTTACTGGGGCGGCGGCAAGCGAAGCGGAGACGGTAATTTATCCGTTAAAGGGAAAACCTTTGGGGCTGGAGGTGGCGGTAATACCCGATCCGATCCTTTTATTGGTAACTACGGTTCGGACGGCGTTATTTTTATTGAGGAATTCAGCTGATGAAAACGTATGCCCGCATTGAAAATCAGCGCGTCGCGGAAATTGTCGCGCTGAATGTGAAGCCTGAAAAACTCTATCACCCTTCGCTGGTATGGGTGGATATCACCGCGCTAACCGAACAGCCCGATATAAATTATCGCTACAGTGACGGCGTCTTTACTGCCCCGGTAACAGATGCTGAAAACGCGGAGCTGATTGCCAGCAGCAGACTGGCAGCCGAAACGGATGAGGCAAGCCGGGTCATTGCGCCGCTGCAGGATGCTGTTGATATAAGCATTGCGACAGATGAGGAGATCACCCGCCTGGCAAAGTGGAAGCGATACCGGGTGGAGCTAAGCCGAATTGATACCAGTAAGGCTCCTGATATTACATGGCCGGTCAGGCCGGAATGAAGAAAGCCCGCTATGCGGGCTTTTTTTATGCAGGCTGCTCAGGCCATATAATATTTTCAGCGTCTTCCGTGTTCACCCGCATCAGCGTAACGCGGTATTTCTTCCAGGCGATAAGCTGGTTTGCCTCATCATCTGTTGCTATCCCCAAATCGCTCGCGTCCTGCAGGGGTTGAATGGCCGTATCGGCTTCAGTTCTCAGCCTGCTGCGCTTGTCTTCGGCCTGGTTGATAAGTTCTTCTGCTGTTGGCAGCGGCTGAGCAGTCAGGCACGGGAGCATGTCAGCACCGCAGGCAATCAGCTTTCCTTCTGCCTGTCCGGCGAGTAAGTCAGCCCATTTTTTGTCGGTAATTTTTACGGCATCATCAGGGATAACCAGATTGATGCTGGTATCGTAAAAAGCATTTGCAGATGGTGAATATTTTTTCATTCAGTACCCCAGCGCCAGCCAGTAAATGCCCTGATTAGTTGAGCCAGGGCCTGTATTAGTGAGTTCAAAAGAGGCTTTATTGCGGAATTGCGCCCCAACGCTATATTCACCGGCCAGCGGTAAAGATGCGCCCTTACAGGCGAGCACGACTACCCCCATAGTCGGGAACTCAATCGGCAGCACAACTGCCGTCGTTGTTTTTTGTGCAAACGCTCCATACCCCCATTGCAAAATCATGCCGTTGGGTAGCCGGGTGTAACCATTGCCCGATTTCACAGCGGCGAAGAAACTCATATCAGGCAGCTGATCAGCGCCATTACCAACAGTCTTTTTTGCTGCGTCGCCTAAACCGAGGTTTATGAGAAACAAACGCCTGGCCCTGCGCCGGGCCGCACTGGCACACTTGCGGCCATTTGCGGAGGATCCAGCGTGCTGATTGGCTATATCAGGGTATCAACAAATGACCAGAACACGGATTTACAGCGGGTTGCGCTGCAGAGCGCAGAATGTGAGCTTATTTTCGAGGACAGGATAAGCGGTAAAACCAGCGAAAGGCCGGGGCTGAAGAAGGCGCTGCGCTGCCTGCAGCCCGGCGACACCCTGATCGTGTGGAAGCTCGACCGGCTCGGCAGAAGTATGCGTCACCTGGTCATGCTGACCGAGGAGCTGCGCGAACGTGGCGTTAACTTCCGCAGTCTGACCGACAGCATTGATACCAGTACGCCGATGGGCCGGTTTTTCTTTCACGTCATGGGGGCGCTGGCTGAAATGGAACGCGAGCTGATAATAGAACGCACCCGCGCCGGGCTGGCTGCTGCACGGGATAAAGGACGCATTGGCGGCCGGCGGCGCGTGATGACGCCGGACGTTATCAGCCGCGCTGAACGAATGCTGGCGAACGGCGCAACGCTGCAGCAGGTAGCGCTTGTGCTGGAGGTGTCGGTCAAAACCCTTTACCGGTACATACCGGCCGACAGGCAGCGGCAGATTATTAATTCTGTCTGCTGACTGACCAGCAAACCCTCATCAGATGCACTGCTAAACCTGACCTGACACCCTGAGCACACCCTCAAAACGGAGTGCATCAGATGTCTGATTATCATCATGGTGTCCGCGTCGTCGAACTTAACGACGGCACGCGCACCATTACAACCGTATCAACCGCAATCGTGGGCATGGTCTGCACCGCGCAGGATGCGGATGCGGCAACCTTTCCGCTCAATACGCCGGTACTTATCACCAATGTGCAGGGCGCTGTCGGTAAGGCGGGCAAAAAAGGCACGCTTGCGGCTGCGCTGCAGGCCATTGCTGACCAGTCCAAACCTGTGACCGTCGTCGTGCGCGTGGCTGAAGGTGCCGACGAAGCCGAAACAACGTCCAATATCATCGGTGGCACGGATGAAAACGGCCAGTATACCGGCATGAAAGCGCTGCTCGCCGCGCAGACACAGCTTGATGTTAAGCCGCGTATTCTCGGCGTGCCGGGGCTGGATTCACTGGCGGTGGCAACCGCGCTTGCCAGCATCGCGCAGCAACTGCGCGCCTTTGCCTACGTGTCAGCGTGGGAATGCAAAACCATTTCCGAAGCCCGCCTTTATCGCCAGAACTTCAGCCAGCGTGAGCTGATGGTTATCTGGCCTGATTTCGTCGCGTGGAACACAGCGACCAGCAAATCTGATACCGCCTATGCCACTGCCCGTGCGCTGGGCCTGCGCGCCAAAATCGACAATGACACAGGCTGGCATAAAACCCTGTCTAACGTCGGCGTTAATGGCGTGACCGGCATTTCTGCGTCGGTGTTCTGGGATCTGCAGCAGACCGGCACCGACGCCGACCTGCTCAACGAGGCAGACGTTACGACGCTGATCCGTAAAGACGGGTTCCGCTTCTGGGGCAACCGCACCTGCAGTGATGATCCGCTGTTTCAGTTTGAGAACTACACCCGCACCGCGCAGGTGCTGGCCGACACGATGGCCGAGGCGCACATGTGGGCGGTTGACAAGCCGCTGACGCCGGTTCTGGTGCGCGAGATTATCGCGGGCATCAATGCGAAATTCCGCGAGCTGGTCAACGCCGGTTATCTGCTGGGTGCGTCCGCCTGGTATGACGAAAGCGCCAACGATAAAGACACCCTGAAGGCGGGCAAGCTCTTTATCGATTACGACTATACGCCGGTTCCGCCGCTGGAAGATTTAACCCTTCGCCAGCGCATTACCGACACCTATCTGGCGAACTTCGCCGCATCCGTGAACAGCTGAGGAGCCGGATAAATGGCACTGCCACGCAAACTAAAGGGCATGAACCTTTTTAATAACGCCAACAGCTATCAGGGCGTCGTCACCGCCGTCACCCTGCCGAAGCTGGCGCGCAAGCTCGACCCGTTCCGCGCAGGCGGCATGAGCGGCGCGGCCTTTATCGATAACGGTCTGGAAGATGACGCACTCGATGTTGAATGGAGCATCGGCGGCATCGATGAGCTGGTACTCACGCAATGGGGCGCGTCTGACATTCCCCTGCGCTTTACCGGTTCTTACCAGCGCGACGATACCGGCGAGGAAATCGCGGTAGAGATTGAGGTACGCGGTAAGCATCAGTCGTTTGATTTCGGCGAAGCAAAACAGGGTGAAGACACCGAAACCAAAATCACCTCGAAAAACACCTATTACAAGCTGACCTTTAACGGCAAAGAGCTGATCGAAATCGACACCATCAACATGGTGGAGAAGGTCAACGGCGTTGACCGGCTGGAACAGCGCCGTAAAAACCTCGGCCTGGTATAAATCCTGACGCCAGCGCAAGTCGCTGGCTTTACCTGACTACAGTGAACAGAGAACAATCATGGAAAAGAAAGATAGCGTTGTTGAGTTTGAAACCCCGCTGATGCGCGGCGAAACCGAAATCAAAAGCGTGGAGCTGATTAAGCCGAATGCCGGAAGCCTGCGCGGCGTTCGCCTGGCTGATCTATGCCAGTCGGATGTTGATTCCCTGCTGACAGTGCTGCCCCGCATTACCCTGCCAGCACTGACAAAGGCCGAATGTAACGCCCTTGATCCGGTTGACCTGATTGCGCTGGGCGGCAAGGTGATTGGTTTTTTGCAGTCGAAGTCGGACGAATAGACTG